ATTATAAAAATACCCCACCGGATGGCAGGGCGAAAGGACAAGATTAATATGCCCAAGCTTCAATCTCTACATCCTGAAGGTGTACGCCTTCCTCTTGGTTGGCGGTTGCTTCTTCAATAAAGAATTTGAAACCTTCTGGGTGTAGATAAGGAATTGCGAGATCTAGATCGCGGTAGATGCGTTGTGGAATAAGCAGCTTAATTGGCACTTTTTGGCGATCGATAAAGAATTGCACGGTACTAGCCCAACGCTTTTCGTATTTTGGATTTTCGCCCATGCGTAAATCGTTACTAATGCCATCGTAAGCAACAGAACCGCCACCGTCGCCGTAAGGATTGCCGTTAATAATGCCGTAATAGTTCAATAACTTTGGCTTGCATTCGTATTTTTCGGCAATGGTCCACCAAATAGGATTGTTTCCGCGAGTAAAAATGGCATTGTTGATATTGGTAAGTGAAAATCCCGATTCAATTTTCTCGTAATCTTCCTCGCCAATTTGCATGTTTTGCTGATTTCGGCTGTATTGCGCCCAATCCCAATATTTGTTGATAACATTCCCGTCTTGATCTTTATTTTCCAATTCGGACCATTTGTAATACACATTTTCGGATGTTACCAAATGTATTTCTTCGGCTTCGCCTGGAGATGGTAAATCGTCAACCGTAGCAACCGGATCACGTACATCATCATCGTCGGTGATTTCGTGCCAATTCCATTTTTCGGTAAAGAATTCATCAGCAGAATCGAATTCCTGCTTTAACTCCACGCCCAATTCATCTTTATCGAATTTGCCTGCAGGCGCTTCCTTTATAATATAAGGAAGCAATAGAGTTGATGCAGGTAAATTCATTTGCTTTTCGCGATCGAGAATACGAACCTCTCTATTTCTATCGAATACAAAAACAATATTTAAATCGTTCTGCAGATCGATAAGAAAATCGATAATGTTAGTAGGTTGCACCACTTTGCGCATGTCCCACTTATCGATTGATCGTGTAACACCTACCCAAATTCCAGCAGAATTATTAAATTTTATTTGTACGATGGAGTTATTCGAGTACAAACATTTTTTAACCAGTGCCGAATTGCTTTCGAATTCGTTTATGGTAATATTGAAGTTGGCAAACTTAAAAATTTGCTTTAAAATATAGCCCACAAATGGAAATGGAGTTACCACAAAATACGAATCGGCGGTGTGCAATTCTCCATTTACAAAATGATTTTGATTGCCCCCACAATTGGCAATATAGTCGGCATTGGCAGGACTCCCGTCTTCATTATAACCATACCAAGCCTCGTTATTTACAGGAAAAATAGCAAAATCATCGGTTGGATATTTCCATTCTGCTTTTTTAACCCAGGTTCGCTCACCACCCAAATCGAGATCTTGCAAAGTTTTGCCTTTTACCAATTCGGAAAACTCAAACAAGCCTGCACCCAAATAAGCATCGAACATTCCATCTTCAACGGCATCGATTTTTAGCAAGCCGTCGAGCATTTCCAAGCCATTAATGGTGTTGTTTGCTTCCCATGATTTTCGTTTTAGTTCTGCCCTGGTTAACCTTTCGGGATGATCTAACATATGTGCAAACTCGCGTACTGGCAAGTTCAGATTGTAACCCCAACCGCTATCAAGGTGATCGGTGCCTAGCAATTGGGATTTACGTTTGTGGGTGTATGGGTGGTGGAGCATGTTATAGACTTAAGGTGTATTTTATCCATGCATACATTTGAATACCCCAATTTCTATGAGCAATAGAATTAGGATGGTAATCAGGTCCTGCGCCATCTATGACTCTAAAATTATTGTTTTCTATCCCTGTTATGTCATGTGCCGGAGATGGTGTCTTTCTAAACGGTGTACTCCATGCAGGCGGAAATACATGTAAGCTAGGAAGAATGAAAATACCTTCTGTATCTTCGTTCGCATCGTCTATCCAAAATTCAGAAATTACTCTTGCCAAGTTATCGTAGCCAACCCCATCATTATAATTCCATTTTGATATACTCTCCCTCTCAAACATAGGGTATCTCTTTGGATAGTAAGTTCCAGTATGGGGTATAATAGATATACCTATCTTTACATCTCCCCAACCATTTGCAACATACTCAGATTTTATTGAGTTTGTCCAAAGTCTGTAATTTGTGCCAATCCAAGACACATTTTCATCATTATGCGAATGCTGTAATATTATATGTGTTGGCAATACTACATCATAATCCTGTGAATTAGTGACTTCCGAACCTGCTGTATTTCCAACAATTAAACGAGTGCTTCCATCAAAATCTAATGTTTTGTACCTATCAAGATATGTTTTCAAACTAAAGGCTACAGACGATGTTTGCGCCATTGTTTTGTCATAGAATGGATTTATAGGATTAGCCTCAAGTGCATCTAAAGCGGCTACCGCTTCTGCATATGTCGTGACTCCTGCATCAAGATTCACTTGAATATATGCTAGGAATGCGGGAGTATCTTTTGGAATATTTTTCCCTTCAGGCGTTGTCATTATAGTCTCAACATTTGCAGAAATGTAATCAGTTCCAGAACCATTGCCAAGTCCCAATAAATCCCACATACCCTGACTTTCTGGCAATTCCCAATTTTTAGACCAGAACATGTGAGTTGAACTTCGCCAGCCTCCTACGCCTTCACAATAAGCTTTCACTATCCTGTCTGTTACGCCTCCATAGTTCATAGACCATAATTTCTTAAATCTACCGACAAGTACTGCATTGTGCTCAGTTGTCAAATCACCACCATCTATTTTAGCTTGTTCAAATTGCTCTTTAATAACTGACCAAAATTGAGAAGGCGATTTTGCTGAATCTACTAACCCTACCGAGGATAAATATCCCGCAGTAACAGAATCGCCAATTGATAATATTTTTGGAGTTATTGATTTTCCAACACTTTCTTTTGTGGTTTTTCGAATGAATGACAAACTACCACCATTGTTTGACAATCCGCTGTATTTTTTTGTTAGTATATCTGATTTTGTTTCTGTTGTAATCTCTGGAGGAAACACTTGCAATACTTCATTGCCAGTTTCTTCAAAGTTAGTATCTAGATCAGAATCGATGTCTTTCAACATGTTGTCGAAATAAATCGGAGCCGAATACATCCTAACATTATACAGGTCCTCAGTGCCAGTTCCTTTAAGATCATTGAAAACAGTGTATATTTTTTTTGGTTGTAAAAGTGTTGGCAGATCTTTTTTTATAGGCATAAACTCATCCACTCTTAACTTTAAATCTGTTAATGGCTTGTACTCCGAGAAAGGTTCAAAGGCGTAAAGTGTGCCAACTACTACCGCTAAATTTTCTGCAAAACTTAAATCACCACCTGTGAAGTAACAGAACACAACAAATCCATCGCCTTCTTCATATGTATATCGATTTCCCTGCAAATTACGAAGAGGTGTTTTTGCTTCATCATACACAACGTATGAGCTTAACCCCTGTGCAGCTACGCCAGCGCCTTCGGTGATTAAACCTAATGGATTAGCTGGGATGTAATCTGTCAATCCATAATTTTCGCCATCCTGAATATCTTTGCTGTATGAGAAGAAGAATTTACCATATCTAAAAGTATATGGATCTAGTAAATTAAAGCCAGCCTGTTTATTAATCTTTTTCTTAATGTTAGTTACTTCATTTAAATCATTCGCTGAAACATCTATTGTTTTAACCTGATTAGCCATATCTTTTATTCGTTTGTAGTTACAAAATCATTATTGCTGTCCTGGATAATTGCACCTGCACTATCCTGTAAAAAGAAATACTCATCCATATACCTTACAATTTCATCCTGTTGAGTTTCGGTGCGTGCAGTTTTATACACAATTACCGGAGCAATCGACTGCAGGTGTTTGCCATCGTAATCTTTAAAGAACAATAGTGAACGACAAAGTTCGGTGCTGTATAGGATTGTGTGAGTTCCTGTTAATTCGGAAATTTTCCACCTTTGCAATTGTACTGCATCGGGAATGTCGGCACTCCAGTATTCAGTTTTCCCTTGGTTGAGCACGTCCGGAATTATGGTATCAGGAAATTTAATGTAATCCTTATAGATTCGTTCGGCTCGTTTACCGGATTTAATATCGAGCATGTACTTACCATTAACAGGTATAAAACATGCTGCAATGTCGTTCCAATAAGGAGGAAGCGGACACTTAATTTCTTTATTGAATAAGCCATAATAACGCGAAGCTGCACCCAATTGCCATTCTATTTCGGCAGAAAGCAGATCCTCGCTATCGTCAACCGGAGTAATTTCTTCGGTGAGGTGCTGCACTGGCAATGCCTGATCGCCATTCAAATAAATCACATCATCCGACATCATTAATTCAACCAAGTATTCGGCATATTCCGAAGTAATCCAACCTGTGTTATTGGTGTTGTTCTTACTGATTTTTGCACGATTACATTGAAAACTTTTATCTGTTAATCGTGGTCGTATGTTCCGCAAGTGCTTCGGGTAATGCTCACGTTCACCCGATAGTTCTGTGCTTTTCTGTCCGTTCATCCAAAGCGTATCGTAACCACCAAGCGAATTAAGGAAGGAAAGAAAATCGTTTCTTTCATACCAATTGGCATCCACCTGGTATATTCTTACTTCGCTGCATATAGATCCGGATTGATCGGTGAGCCAAAAGGAGTAATTGCTTACTGCCTCCGGATTATCGATGTAATGTTTTAATGTTGCGGTTATCTCGCAAATATTTAAAGCGGTAACTGTTGCAGTATCACCAGTGATATCCTGTTGGGATCCATCGGCAAAATTAACCTGCAGGTTTACTTTTAGGCTTGTACAATTTTCACGAACCAACCAATAGAGCTTTTCGCATTGCTCTGGATGTATTTCTTTATCATTCGGCTGATTGGTTAGGAATTTCTTGCTTTCAACTAAATCGGCATACCAATTGGAATACAATTCGGTTTGCAACTGAAGCACTTCGTCGGGCTGACCACCTTCGATAAAATAAAATTCATCGGCAAGTTCAACAGGATCTTCCTCTACATAGGTGTTGTTATCATCCCATCCGGTTGGTGTAATGGCAATTTTAAACTTTCCAACTAGATCGACATATTCGTAAATACTGTTGTATTTACTTTCCGGATATACGAATTTACCAGTAATGCGATTCTTTAGCAATCCGGCAATGTTCAAGGTGCAAAGCTCGTCGGTGTCAACACCTACCGATTCGGCGGTTAAATCTTCGTAAGCCTGTGTTGCAGTATTCCACAACTTAACCACCACCTTAAGCTTGAATCGTGATAATAACGAATTGTTACCTATTCGCCATTGAAAGGTAATCGGATTTCCGGTTAAGGAAACTTTTTCGGGTTGTTCGTATAGATAGGTTGTTACTGCCATTCGTTAATTGTTATGGTGTAAATATCGTATGTGTGGGTTGGTATGGAAAGGACAAGTTCAAGTGTAAAAGGAGAAAGTATTAAGTGTAAAGGAGAAAGTAAAAAGTATTACGTACTCGTTTTACTTACTTTCATTTGCGACTCTCGGCGGTCGCGTTGGGTTTGTTTCTTTTCAAACTCATCGAGCAGGATGTTTGAGGAAATGCCATATTTGGCAATTTTTATCATGGCTTGTTGGAATTCTTTGTCGGTTTTGGATTGTTTTGCTGTGCTTTGTTGACTATCGGTAACATCTGGGTTGGTGGATGAATTGTTTTTTGTGTAGCCTCCCGATTCCCTTCCTTCAACTGCCAATTGCTGAGTTACTGCAGGAAGGTTTAATGTTTCGATTGTACCGGCACGCTGAGCTGCATCAATTACATCGAGATAAGGTTTTACGGTTGTATTCTTTACAGCACCACCATTAGCCACAAATTCAGGATCCTTTTCCCCAACCAAAAGACTAGGCTTATCGATAAACCCACGTTGGTTAGGTGAATATTTTGCTCGGAATTCTTTATTGTCTTGAGCACGGCGGACTTTGGTATAGCCACCTTCTTCAAAACCAAGAGCTTGTTTTGCAACATTAGCAACTCCCATAGCTCCACTGATCGTATTAATGGTTACCCATGGCTGACCTGTTGTAATTGGGAACATTTCCACAGCCTTAGCATTTGCTACTTGAGTACTTATAATGATATCTGAAATAGCTTTTGCTTTCGATGCCAGGAATGCAACTTTACCCAGTGCAGTTTCTTGCCCTACTAATTCGGCAAACTGAGCTCCAAAATTTGAAATAGATGAAAGCTTAGCATTTCGAATTGCATCTTCCTTATCCTTAATTTTCTGCTTTTTGGCAAGAGCATCTTTATTGATCTTATCAATATTATTTTCAAATTTTTCCTTTGCTTTTAATTCTTGTAAGCGATTGCCTTCAGCAGCTTCAAATTCTAAATTGTAATGTTCTTGAGCCAACGCATATTTGGCTGCCCATTCTTCTTCTCCAGTTTCAGCTTCTAAAACATCAGCTTCAAGTTCAAGTAGCTTATAGGTATCCTTAATGGCTTTCTTTGCTTCTTCATATTCTTGAAGTGAGATGTTATCATCATCACGAAGCTTTTGCAATTGAGCCATTGCATCAGCTTGCAACTGGGTATCTTCACCAATGGCAAATTCTTTTTGAATTGCAGCTAATTGTTTTCTTCCTTCTACGAATGCACTGATTTGAGCTTCATTTGCTTTTAGATATTCAGCCATATCCTTATCCATATCAGTTTCCACTTCTCTATCGTCAGGATCATCATCAATGAATTCAATCATTTTAATTTTTTCAACATTAGTGGTTGTTACATCGCCCCCTGAAGGATTGTTTTTTCTAAAATCTGCTAATTGTTGATTGACAAATTGAAGTGACAAACCTGATTGTTTACTTACTTCTTCTTCAGTTAGACCTAGTGCTTTTAGCTTTAAAATAGTTTGAGTGATTTCGTTGTTGAGAGTGTTACGTTGCTGAATCTGTTCTCCTCTCCATTTTATTTCTTTCTGGGTATAGGAACCCTCACCTAAACCAATCTTAACCTTCTTTTGAATTGAGGATGTTAATCGATTAATGCTATATGTTAGTCTATCTATTTCTTCAGGGTTATCCTCAATGGAATCAATTAGATCTTCAATGGTATCTTTTTTCATTTCCATATTCAGAAGGCGTTGAGCTTCTCGTGCTTCAATAATCAAATCTTTATTGATACCAATTGCCTCTCCATATTTATTGAATTCAGTTATTGCACCAGGAACGATTTTCCCAATTGCCTGAATCGCACTATTTAGCTTTACTTGTTCGTTTTTAGTAAGAGTTTTCTTCTCGCTTAAAGTATCATAAGTTTTAAGAAGTGAGGAAAGTGTTAATTCTTCTTCAGCAAACTGTTTTTCCAAGTTTTCAAGCTCCTTTATCTGCTTTTTAATTTTCTCCTGAGAAGAAGTTGTTAAATATTCAGCAGCACTTTCTTTCATTTGCATCCAACCTCGCGAAATTGATTTTTGCAAGCGTAAAAGTTGATTGCCACTGCCTTTATAAGCAGTTTGTGCATCGGTAGATTTGCGTGTGATTAATTCAAGTTCTGCCATTGCCTGAGCTTGTCCCCTGGTAACTCCTAGCCGTTTTTGATACTGTTTTACTAATGATGTAAACTCTTGAGAATCCATTTTTATGGCAACTCCCAATTGTTTCAATTGCTCATTTTCACCTAAGAGTGCCTTAGTAAGAATATTACTTACTTCCGTTGCTCCAACCTGACCACCTGTCCATTCATCTAATGGACCAACAAGAGATTGAAGTTTAACAGCCATGTCTGCAGCTATATCACGGTTAAAGCCAAGTGGGACCAAGAGATCGGCTGCAGATGCGGTATTGGCAATAAATTCCCGGTCTGTTAATCCCATTTTTGCAGCCATATTTTCAGCTTTCTTTGCCACCATATCATAACTATCTCCAAGTACTACAGATGATCGAACAGCATCACCTTGCATTTTTTTGGATAGATTAAATAATTCCTTAGATGCGGAAGCCAGTACGGTTATTAAAGAGGCAAAACCCAAGGTTGGTAGAAGCTGTTTCATACTCATCATTGATGATTGAGTACGTTTTGTGCCTGATTTTACCCGACCCATTTGTTTTTCTGTTTCTTTCAATTCTTTATTGAGTCTGGCATATCGTTCAGGTTGTATTTTTTCATTAACATCATCCAACGCTTTATACAGCTCACGCTGTTTTTTCTTAAGCTGAGTGGTTGACATTTCAGAAATCTTTAATTTGGAAGCCTGAACTTGAAGTTTCCCTTTTTGGATGGTAAGCAGCTCGTTATTTTTCTTGATTTTGTCGTTTACAGATTTGTACTCTGTAGTCATTTTTTTAGTGCCGGCAATGTATTTTTTATTGGCAGCCTCTAATCTGGCTTTTGCCAATTGTAGATCTTTATTATTCCCGGTAAGAATTGCAATTTCCTTGCTAATCTTACTCATGTCACGCTGTACAATCGAAGCTCCTTTGGTTCGGAATTCAGCTTCTATAATATCATTTTTCAAACTCATACCTATACCTCTATTGGTTCGTTAAAAGCTTCTTGCATTTCGTTAATTCCATTTTCGCGTAAATACTGGAATAGACCGTGTTTCAACTGAGGATAGGCAAAGCCATAAACCAATCCGTAAATTGGTTTGTTGTAAATGGCATATCGTTGCTTTTTCAGATTTCCGGAGGCTGATAATTTCATATCCATAAATCGGATCCTTGCCTGATATCGAAGCACCAACTTAGCACCCATTACAGTTCGCATAACCGAAAACGGACGCCCCTGCAGACTCTTAATAGTTTCTCCAGAGACTTTATTTACCCGATTATTTGCAATGCTTAATTGGCGTTTATTAATGGCTTCACCAGTTTCATACATCACATTGGCTGCATAATCCTGGATTAACATTCCTTTTTTGTATTTCTGCGAAATCATAGTTTAAATATTGGCAGAAGAAGGAGAAAAGTAAAGGACATGAAAAAAGCCTTTACGGTTTGTAAAGGCTTTTTCTCTATTGTTGTAGATCAATCAATTTCCATAGTTTCAGGATAAAAAGAGTAGAAGGTATCAACTAATTTACCCCTTATATGAGCATAGATTGTAAAAGTTTCGGTGGATGGATCTCGTTTAAAAACAATTGGGCGTTGCCAATTTTCATGCTGTTTTATAAATGCTAATTTACGAAGTAGGAAAACAGGTGCTTTATCGAGACAAATAGCGTTTGTAGTAGACGAATTATTCATGACTTACCACCTTTCTCGATAGGAGCTTTGAAACTTAGGAATGAATCCTTTAAATATTGCACATCTTGCAGAATGCTTAATATTTCTTTATTGTATGAATCATCTAAGCAGCTACTTATCCGCACTAAAAAGTCGGACATGCTTTGTAAAGCATCACATTTTAGACTTATACCTGAATTATCAAAAGTAAATCCTTCAGCATTACTTCCTGTTTGTAATGACCTTATTTCCAATATGGCTTCCGGAGTTAACTTTACGCCATTGATTTCGATATTTTCCATATCTTTGTATTGTTAATTTTTAATTAATATTTCCCCCGCGATGGTGTTCGAGCACCGTTTGAGCGGGGGATTTTATTATTACTCTTCGTGTTTTATTTCTAATTGTGGATCAGGAAAAAATTCTCTTTGTATTTTACTTTCTTTTCTCTTGATGTTTGACAATTCCTTTTTCAATTTCTCAACAGTTTTAAATTCTGACGTCTTCTCGAGATCCTCTTTAGCTTTTTTCAATTCGGCATCTTTTTTTCTACGTTCATTAATTATAGGTAAACGTTTTTGCTGAAATGAAATAACGCTATTCTTTCCACCAAAAAAATGGTTGAATAATACTTCATCACATTTTTCCTGATAAATTTCAAGTAAAGGTCTGGCTTCTGCACTAACATTATTCAAATTGATTTGATATAACCATCCTGCAACTTTTTGGATAGGAAGACAGGCATAAGCATGTTTATTACTTAAACCAAAACCGTTTTCTACGGGTCGCCATTCAGCGACCCGTGAACCTAACCTTGGATGATTTTTAAGGTTACCGGTCGCCTTTTTTTGATGTAGCTTCACTTCATCAATTATACATTTCACAACAATAAAAGGCATCCCACTTATAATAGGACAAACCAATTTTGACCCATTAAAATTAACAACTTGAAAATTGTCACTTTTTACAATTTCATTTTCTTTCATAACTTTAAATCGATTTTAATTAATAATACTCCCGGGGAAGTGGTGCAACACTGAACCGGGTTTTTTGTTATAACTATTACAAACCTAAATAAAATATTTCAAAGTACTACAAAGAAATACAATATATTTTTTTGAATTGTTTTGGATTATTGTATTTTTGCCTTATACAAAACACCTCAAATACAATAAATATGGTAAAAGTTGCAACTAGTATTAAAATTGAAGAAGAAGTACTTGAGCGTATAAAACAGGAAGCAAAAGAGGAAAATCGCCCTATTAGTAATTTTATCGAAACTGTTTTAATTAAATATCTCAAGGAAAAGCAAAAAGAAACCCCAACCGACTAGGCTGGGGTTTTTCTTTATTGGTATTTTTTTAGGTACTCTGTAATCTCTTCGGGTATTTCTCCATTTAAATTTTCTATAAGAGCAACTAATCGTTTATACTTTTTAGTTTTCTCACCTGCAGTATCTTCACTTTCACAATATACTTCGAAAAGTTCATCGTAATAGAGATCTAGCACTTCTTCGCTTCGACCTTTAAATTCTAATTTTCTAATTTGCTTATTTCTGGCAGCAGAGGTTGTAACCAATCCTTTTCTTAACTGGGCAATGTTCCAAGCCATTCTTAAGAATACAACAAACAGGATAAGATTAATAATAGCCATGATCCAAAACTCAGGAGTTTCGGTAAAATCGGTAGTTCTTGAATAATACATGTTTTTGTTTTTTTTAGGTTTGAATTCTAAATTTAACAATACATTTCTACTAAACAAAATCGGTTCCTTCTTTTCGGAAAGTGAGGGTCCAACCAACCGAGCCATTCAACTCACGAGCCACAAAAGGAGAAATATCATGATTATCGGAAAGATTTTTTAACCAGGGATGCTTTTTTTGTTTGGTAATTAAATCCTCTTTTATCTGGAGCAAGTATTGCAAGGCAATATCGGTGAGTATCACCTGATCAGCCATATCGTAATCTTTTGGCTTGAATGGTAATGCTACAGTAGCTGCCAGATAAATACCTGAAGTTCTACGATTCATTCCATCTACATTGCTATTGATATCACCGTAATCGATAAATAAATAGTAGGAGTCAATATCAGAAATGTACTTTTTAATTATATCCTCATTCACTCCAAAAATGTAATGTTTGATATCCGGAATCATAGAATGTTCCTCTAAATTTTGGATAGATGTTTTGAATGCCTCGTAACCGGGAATAGTAGATTCTCCTTTATTGAATGTATCTAAAACGCCTGATTTTTCGGGATATTTGGCAAAAAGTGTAAATACGTCCTGCATTATTGTTTTCATCCTAATATTTGTTTTACCTGGTGAATACTTAATCCTGCTTTACTCGCAATTTCTACAACGTCCATTTCATGATCTTTCATCGTTTTAACGGCATCGTATAAATCCTTTAACATGAGATCGAGGAACTTGATTAGTGGCATTTGATCAATCTTTTCGAAGTCACCATGATTTCGCTCACTCAAATTGAATAAGCTTTCGTTGGCTCCAATACTTACACCACCTTTTTTACTTGGTGTGTGTTTCCAAAGTAATCCCCACTTGGTTTTTAATTTGATAAATGTTAGGAATGCCTGAAGATTTAGCAATATGGCATCCAGTACTATTTCATCAATACCGATAAGTTGATCGGCACGGTCGGCAATTAAATCTCCATTGAAAGATTCCCCTTCCGGAGCATACAAACAAGCAACAATCATTCGAAGATAAAGCTTGTTTTGACTGGCTTCGTATTGGCTTAACAACTCAGTAACTAAATTGAATTGTGAGGCAACCATAGAGGTTTGAAGCATATTTCCTTTCAGATCCGTCGTATAACCTTTTAGCTTCAATTTTCCGACAGTGATATCAGGTACCAAATTTTTGCACCAACATGCATCGATCTTGTATTGATAATCTTGTCTTGACAAGTATCTCACTTCCGGTGTTTGTTCTAAATCTTCAGGAGGTGTTTTTCTGAGTTTTGAGCGTAAATCTGGACTAATATTATCGAGGGATCCTTTAGGGTATTCAATCTGAAACATGAATGAGAATTCCCTGGACATACGATAAATGTTTTCGGCATGTAGGTTTCTTTTTTTCTTAGGGACTCTCATTCCTTTTAAGCCTGCAATATCTGTAAACCATAAGGCTTTTACATCGCTAACCGATATTGTTTCCTCTGAATATTGTTGAAACAATGGGAGCATTGCCAGGTACTGATCCTGCGTTAATTCTTCCCATGAATTGGGAAATTTATATTCGTTCTCTCCTAAATAAAGACTAATCATGACATGTAATAAGATTTATCATCCTCGTTATTGATATCGGTACCCAAAAAAGCCGATGTTCCTGGAGCGGGTTTATTCAACTCAAAATCGACATCATTCATATATTCGTCATATTTGGCAAGAAGAGATTCACTCAATTTTTCGATTGCCTGACTTTCGGAGTATCCGGTACGCATGGTTCTGGAAGTATCCCGATCGTTGTTACGAATCGATTTTGGTAATTCAGTAAAATCCAATCGCTTTACTGCATGTCCCATAGTATAGAATACTACAGCCTTTTTTACAGCTACTTTTAATTTTTCATTACCTGCTTCGCTCAATCGCTCTTTGGTCTTGATCATTGAATAAATATGATCTTCGCCAATTTCACGAATAATGAAAATTATCTTGCTAAAGAAGTAATGAGAACGACCTATATCGTAGTATCTATCGAATTCATCGGCAGATTCAATCAATAGGTTTTCCCGATCCTTATAGGTTTGAGTTTCCTTCCATTTAAGGAACTCAGCTTCATTGTTGTTGAATAAATCCAATAGGCTATCCATATAGATCCACAAATTGGAAATATAAGCTTCACGCTGATTCTGCTGTTCGTATCGGTAGTAGTCTTTTCCTTCTTCCTTTTGTTCCTGAAACCAGAAAGGAGCAAATTCATACATTACCAAATTTGCAAAAGCACCTTGAAGATAGCCAACCGCTTCGTTCCATTTAGGCTTATCGGCAGCTTTCGATTCATGATAGGCTTTCAAATCATCCCACATGTCTTCAATCAGGTCCTTCAGCTTCTTTTTAGCAATATTGGCAGATGACTCCATGCCGTCAAATTTTCGTGATGCATCGACACCAGGAGCCAAGGTTCTGAATTTTTGTATTCCGTCAAAAAAATCAATTGTTACCATCGTTCATTGATATTAAAAGGTTTTCAATTCTTGATAATTGGCTTGAATTATTACTCACCTGGCTCTGCAAACGATCAGCAGGAGGAGTATCCTCTAATTTTTGAGGTGCATCGTTGTAGAAGCCAAGTCTGAAGCCTTGTTTATAGAGGTGTGGGAAGTTTATACGAATTGCCATATTGAACACCTCAGAACAAATTCGCTCCGGAATAGATAGATTGTGCAGATAGATCAGATAATTGTAATAGAGATCGGATCCGGACTTGGAAATGATACCATCTTTACTGATTGAAGAAATACTGGAGTCGATTCCTTTAGAGGTAGTCAACACTTCATCGGCACGTTTGTCATAGCTAATTAAAGAATTGATATACTCCTTGTATTTCAGATCGATAACCTCAATTTTCCAACGGACCTCTTCTTTTTCTCCATTCTGGAAACTATTCGAAACAAATATCTTTCCCTGGTTCTTGGTTCCAGATAGATACTTGGATAATTTCTTTATCTCCATGTTGGTGTACTCAATCAAATATCGTTCTGAGAACTCTGTACCAATTACAATTTCTTGTCCTGTGATTTTATCCTTAATTGTAATCAAAGGCTGATTAGCTTCTTTAAGTTTTTCGTTTTCATCACAAATATTTTCAAGCATATTTTTCTTATGCTCTAACCAGGCAGCAGGAATAATCACATGTACATTACTTCCAAAAGAGTTTTCCAGATATGAGTTAATGAATAGAGGTGTTTTACTTGTTCCTTTTATCCAATCCTTGGTTCCCTCGTAGAACTTATTTAAACCGTAATGATTGCCAACAGCCTCGTTTCTATGATGCGATACAGCTACTTTGTGGGAGCTTGGATTCTTCATGTTCAGCATATCGTAACGCTTGAATCGATAATCGATACCGGCATTCCAATTGCCAACAAATACATGTTTGAAATCACGATACTCAAGATCTTCATAAAGTGGATCCACTTTTCTTGAAGTAGCTAATCGTGCACGTTTGTTATCGATCAATTCTAATCCGGCAATTGGTTTGCTACCTATTAACCTGGAGCGATTGAAACGCCACTTAACAAATGCATCCTCAAAGAAGTAATACCTACGGATAAGAGCTTCTGTGAATTGCTGATAAGATTCAAAGCCATTCTCAACCCAACCATCCAACCAATTGGTAATCTCTTTACATTCCTGCCATAGCCTAACAACCTTATTCTTTTCGAATGTATTGATATAAGGCATTAGTCCCTTACCATATAGAATATTGATCTGCTTATCCATTAAGCCAGGAAGGATCCTATTACCATGGATCATCTTCTCAATCTCGTTAGGCAGGCGGTTGTCTGCACCTCTTGCAAGTATGCGATAACCATTCATTGAAAGCATAAGTGGCTGCTCACCAAACAAAGGAGATGTTCCACCCAGATCATCATCGGATGATGTGTTGCTATTATGCCAGGGATCACCATCACCCAACTGGAAGGATATCACTGTATCCTCACTAGTATATACACCAAGCTTGCCAAAGTTCTGTACACTCATAGTATTAATCTTTATAACCAATTGATCTTTCTCATTTTGAAATCAGGAGGAAACGCAACGAATCTCCATAGTATTCGATAGCAGGTCTTTGGGTTCTCGTCCGTATCCTGAAAGCAGAAGTAATTATCACTACCAACAGCAAAGACTTCTTGAGGCAATTGAGCTCTAGTCTTGCAGCCTTCACGTGTAGTAAGCTTATCTGATGCCTGACCTTTGGTCCTATTGTAAGGATAGAAGGCTATCGTGAAGCAGCCGTCCGGAACCTTCGACACCTCCTGTGCTAATCGTATTGCATCTAATCCATTGATTGTCTCCATATATCAAACCTAGTTGATAGCCGTACCTGAACAAAGGACAAGAGCCAATGCAATGCATGCATGTGGTGTATCAACCTTGTGTCATTATTGCCATCTCACTCCGCATTGCAAATAAATATTTGTTTTCGCTCTGAATCGTGCGTAATCATTGGGCTTTCCTCATATTTCCAGACTTTTTGATTTACTGCATCGCACATTAAGAATTTAGCGTGGCGTGCCCTAAATCTTCTGTTTTCTCTCCATTTTTCGACTTTTTGACCTTAAAACCGATGAAAATCAGGCGTTTTGT